GAGAGTTGGGTGAGTGGTTTAAACCAGCAGTCTTGAAAACTGCCGACGTGAAAGCGTCCGTGAGTTCGAATCTCACACTCTCCGCCAGAGTCGATCTCTGGCAGTTTTTGAAAGTCCCGCGCAGCCTCTGCGACGGGACTTTTTCATTGGAAGATTGGTCCTATTGAGTCTTGGGAGGTCCGGCGTGAATCCTCTCCAGCCCGGCTCCCAACATGGCATCAGTCATGGTATTTTTCTGCCGATACCATGACACTCACCGTTAAAGCTGTTGATGCGGCCAAGCCGCGCGAGAAGGCGTACAAGTTGGCGGACGCCCACGGCCTCTATCTCTATGTTTCGCCCAAGGGTGCGAAGAGCTGGCGAGCCAACTACACGGAAGCCGGAAAGCAGAAGACGAGGACGTATGGCCTCTACCCTGGGGTGAGCCTAGCCGAGGCGCGAAAAGCCCACTTGGCGGGGCGTGAGGAGGCTCCGGCCCGGAAGGTGGTGCCTAACTTCGAGACGGTCATGCGCGATTGGTTGAAGGCAAAGCTGCCGACCCTTTCCAACGGCAAGCATCAGATTCAGGTCGCGAACACCTTGGAGCGCTATGCGCTGCCCTTTCTCGGCAAGCTGCCCATCGACACGATCCCGAGGTCAGAGTTGGTGAAGGTGGTGCGCGCTGCCCAGGAGGGCGGAAAAATCGAGACGGGACATCGCGTCGCGAGCCGCATTTCGGCGGTTTTCGACTACGCGCAGGACACCGGACTGATAGAGCAGCATGGCGCGGCGGGCCTCACCCGCGTGCTCGTTGCGCGCAAGACAAAGAAGCCGATGGCAAGCATTCCGCCGGAAGAGGCTGGAGCGCTGATGCGTGCCATCGATGGATACGACGACTCGGTAACCCGGCTCGGCCTGCTACTGCTCGCGCACACCTTCGTCCGCGTCGGTGAGTTGCGAGGGATGTTATGGGGGGAGCTGAAGGAAGGCGGAGCGGTGTGGGTCGTTCCCGAGACGCGCATGAAGATGCGCATGCCCCATGTCGTGCCTCTCTCGCGACAGGCGCAGTCGATCCTTGCAAAGCTGCGCGAGATGAGTGGCGATGGTGCGCTCGTGCTCGATTCGCCCATTCATCCGGGGCACCCGCTTTCGGAGAACACCTTTCTCTTTGCGCTGTATCGGCTTGGCTACCGTGGGCGAATGACGGCCCACGGGTTCCGCGCCTTGGCTTCGACAGTGCTCAATGAGCGGTCGGGCTTCCCGCATGACGTGATCGAGCGGCAGCTCGCGCACAAGGAAACAGACGCCGTTCGGGCTGCGTACAACCGTGCGGAATACCTCGCGCAGCGCCGTGAGCTGATGCAGTGGTGGTCAAATTGGCTGGATGAAGCCAAAGTAGAGAGTTGAGCTCTATTTGCGCTTGTAGGGCACTATTTCGACGGTGCTGATTTTTTCCACTGCCATTTTGAACTTGGTATTCTCGGGCATTAGCTTAACGATCTTATCGCGGGTCGATTGAGGCATTTTGCAGCCGAAAATGATGGATTCAATCCAATCTGGCTGATACGTGCGAGGAATAAATTTTTGACCCTTTGGGCTGGGCATATCCGTTCCCGCTTGAAAACGATACTCTTGCTCGTAGGCCCACTCGTCGAGCTTGGTTCTTAGCGCCGTCCAAATTTCCCCTCCTAAAGCCTCGTTGCCTACGCCTGCGCTTACCTTCATCAATTCAATCACTTTGACTTGAGGTATGGTCTTCTGATAAATCACTTTATCTGCCCGGATGTTTGCGGCCTTGAATTCGATGCAAAACCCACGATGGCAGTCACCATAGTGCGACCACATTAGATTGCTATCTGCTCGCGACGACACGCAGAAGAAATTGTAGCTATCGATGAGTGAATTTAATTCTCTTTTTAATCTCTCAATATAGTTCGCCCCATCGTCGGTAAATTTACCGTGATTAATAAGAGAGCGAAAAAAGGCCTTTCTATTTTTGTCGAGCGAGTCGCCTAATGTTTTCACCTGTCGAGGGGTGGGGGTTATAAGCTCAATTTTTGAATCAAACAGATCGTTAAAATTCGTGCGCGTCGAAAAAATTGCCTTGTTTTTGATTAACGCATCGATTGAGTAATCTTTTTCGAATTCTCCGTGATTGGAAATGCCGCGGTATTTGTAAAAAAACTCTGGGTATTCAGTGCTCAAGAGAATTCCTGTGGGTTGGAAATCGAAGGGCTGCATGTTACTTCGACGTGACGCAATTTCGTTCTCTTGGACGAGGGCCGCACCCGCTGCTAGCGAAGGTGCCGCCTGCCTCGGATTCAGACCGCAATCTCCACAAAACGCCGTAGATCAGCGACACGCCATCTTGTTAGTCCAGCTACTTTCACGGGTTGCGGGAGCTGATGTAACTTCACCTTGTTCCAGAAGGTCGAACGCCCCATCGAGAGCATTTCTGCTGCCTGCGCTGCCGGGATAAGCAGCTTCTCTTGAGGCTGTTTGGTCGCTGCACCTGGCGCACCGTTGCTTCCAGTGCTGAGGCCCTCCGGACTCTGGGCGTTTCCGTATAGCGTGCTCATGCTGCTCTCCTCATATCGACTTCAGAGTAATTGGCCGCGGTAACGGCGTACTGCATTAGGGGCGGCACTGCATTGCCGATCATGGCGACCTGTTTAGACTTGGAGAACACGCGCCCGTCGTGGCCGCGCTCGATGATGTGCTGCGGCGGAAAGCTGGTCGCGTTCGCCAGCTCGCGCGGCGTGAGCATCCGCAGGCAAATATCTACGATCACCCAGGGCTCGCCCTTGATCCGCACCGTTACGAGCGCGAGCCGGGCCTTTGTGGTGATGGTGTGCATGGGCTCGTTGAGGTCGCCGAGCTGACCGCCTTCGCCGTAATAGCGAATGAGGAAGGCGGCGCAGCGAAGGGCGCCTGCCTCTGCCTCGGGCGAGAGGTCGTAGTCGGGCTGCGCGCTGGCGAGCTGGGCCGTCACGAGCCGTTGCTGACTACCGCTGGTCGTGACGGTGGAGAGCGGCACCGTTGCCGCGCGAGCCGGCATGGTGTTGTGACCGCCGTTCGCCTGCTCGACGAAGGCCGTTACGAGAGCGTGTTTTGCACCTCCGGCCACCACGGTGCCGAGCGGCCGGCCGAGGTCGAGCGCGCGTGGTGCCTGGCCCTCGCGCTCCCCGTAACCCGTTTGCACGAGCACCGGAGTGGCGACCATGAACTCACCACGCTGCGCAGTGGTGATGGTTCGCAACGGCTCGCGGATGTCGTGCACGCGCACGCTGCCCGAATGGGTCACCGGAACGATGAACGGGTCTGCGTTATCGAGGACGTAGCGCTTCAAGCCATGGGCAACGCGCTTGCACGTTGCATCTGCGAGCGGCTTCTTGCGGTCGAAGATGCTCATGGTCGGCAGCGAGAAGTCGATGCACTCGGCTGCGCTTCGCCACTTCAGCTGCCCGGGCTGCGGGTTGCGGAAGTGCGTGGGAGTGGGCCAGCAGATCGGAAGGCCGTCGCGGCGCGCGATCATGAAGAGGCGCGTGCGCGTGGTGGGCGCGCCGAAGTCGGCGGCGCACAGCAGACGATGTTCGACCACGTAGCCCAAGCCGCGCAGCAGCCGCAGGAAACGCTCCCACGTCTTGCCGACGTGCTGCGGGTCAGGGATGAGGTGCTGCAGGCGACGCGGCACCACCTCGCCGGGCTCGGCCACGCTGCCATCGATCTTGACGACACGGCCGGTTGCCTTGTCGCGCTTAGCGATGAGACGCCCCCATTTGCGAATCTGCTCGACGTTCTCCAGCGTGATGACATCGGGCTTTGCCTGGCCGGCCCAACGCAGTCCTACCCACGAGAGAGAGCGGATTTCCGTGTCGCGCGGCTGGCCGCCGAGCGCCTGGCTGAAGTGAGTGCAGTCGGGTGAGAGGTGCAGATAGCCCGCCGGCCTGCCGCCCGTCAGCTCGCGTGGGCACAGTTCGCGCACGTCGGCGCGGTAGTGCTTCGTCTGTGGGTGGTTCTTCGCGTGGCTGGAGATGGCGTCTTCGTTGTGATTGGCCGCGATGTCAACGTGGCGGCCGATGGCCTGCTCGATGCCGGTGCAGCTACCGCCCGCGCCAGCAAACAGCACGATCACGAGCTTCGCGGAGAGGTTGAGGACGAATTGAGGGTTCAGCATTGCTTCGCCCCCAGTCCTGCGAGCGTGCGCGCACCCTGCAGCTCTGCGAAGCGCGTGAGAAAGCGCTCGCGCCAGTCCTTCCACGTCGCACCCTCGCGCTCAGGCGTGTCTAGGCGAACCCAGTCGGCCGGCGCGACCGGCTGCAGCGTGTGGTCGCCGAGCACGGGCCACGGCATATGCCGCGACGGGTCGTAGGGCGTCAGGTCGCGGCGCGCAGTGGCGAGCGCCTGCAGATCGATGGAGCGCAGAAACTCACGATGCCCGGCGAACACCGACAGAAGCTTGAAGTGCTCGCGCACGCCCTTGGCATGCTCGGCTTCGAAGGCTTGCCATGCGCCGACGCCGAAAGCCATGCTGTAGCTGTTGACGGCCTGCTTGGCCGGGCTGATGAGGTCGTTGGTGTATGCCTCGTGCGCGTCGTGCAGCAGCGCTGCCATCTGCAGGAACACCGAGGCTCCGGCGCGCTGGGCGATGTCGCAGCACAGGAGGCTGTGCTCGGCCACGCTGTAGGGGCGCGAAGTCGCGCCGTTGAACTGGGCGACGATGGCGAGGTGGTGCGCCACGTCGTTGATGTCCACGGGGCGCCCGCATGCGCCGTAGGCGGTGGGGCCGGCGAGGTGGTACTCGGCGCCGCTGGCGGTGAGCATCCACGTCATTGCGCGCCCTCCGGCTGCTGTTGCATGCTGCGGGCACGCAGGGCGACGCGGTGGTCGTTGAAAACCTTCTTGAAGTGCTGGCCCGAGCGCTCGTCGAAGGGGTAACTGCAAGCGAAGTTGAGCGAGTGGCCGGCCTCGGCCGCCGCCTTCGCTTCGCGCTCGATCTTGTCGAGCGACACGATGGGAAAGTCCATGGAGTCTCCGTTGATGGATGGTTAGGCGGCGGCGTGCGCCGGCGCCGTGGCGCGTGCGGGCAGCAGCTCGCACGACGTGATGGCGGCGTGGATTTCGGGGGCGTGCGCGCCTGGCATCGAGCGCGGGTTCGTGAGCACCAGGCGCAGGGCGTCACCGGCCTTGAGGCTGCGGTGCTGGGCACGCCACGCTTCGGCCTCGGGGCCGATCCAGCGCACCACGTAGACCTCGACTGCGCGGGGGCCCTGGTTGTCGACGACGCGCATCTTCAGGACGAAGGCGCCGGCGTCGTTCCTGTGCTCGCTGACGGCGGGCCGCGTGGGATGGTCCTTGCCCACGAAGAAGAGCCCTGTCGTGGTGGTCGTCATTGCGGCGCACCCCGCTGCATCTCGGCGCGGATGCGCTTGAAGGTCTTGCGGATGTCGGTGGCGACGGCCGGCGTGTACTGGAAGCGGTCATCGGCGAGGCCGCCGACCGGGCCTGTGCGCTGCGGCTGCTTGGGCCGGCGCGGGCGAGGGGAGGTGATCACGATCATGGAGTGCTCCAGCCGTAGACGCACATCGCGGCGAGCACGATGGGCAGGACGATGAAGACCGCCAGCGCTGCAGCGGTCGCGAGGAAGCCCGGAACGGGCGCGACGGGCGACGTCCGCATGAGGCCATCGCCGGTTTCGTGGAGAGAGGTCGAGCGCATGGCCGGCCTTTCAGAAGGGGCAGGCCGCGAGTGCGCGGCCCGGGGTGGTGAGGGCGATTTCGAGCGCGATTTCGAACACCTCTTCGTCAGAGGCGCCGTGTCGGCTCGCGAGCAGGGCCGCGCTCATCGGGTTGCGCTCGCAATACGGCGAGCCCGGGCGGTGCTCGTAGTGGTATCCGCCGCACCGGCACAGCCGATGACCGGTCGCGCGCAGGTGCTGCGTGAACAGCCCATGGTCGCGGCGGCGCGTGCGGCACTCGGGGCAGCGGAAGAGGAAGGCCACGCGCTTAGCTCCCGCGAGTCTTCTTGGCCGTGGTGCGGCCGGCGAGCGCGAGGTGCCGCGTGTTGACGGCGAGGCCTTGCCAATACGTGAACATTGGAGGCTTGCGCGTTTTGTACGCATGCACGGCGTTCTCGCGGCACAGACGGCTGACCACGCGAAGCATCGTCACGAGCGCGGCACGCGCTTCGGGTGGGAGCGCATCGAATTCATTGCGCACCTCTGGCAACTTCAGCATCGGATTGCGCACGTCGGCGCGATTGCTGCGGACGGCCGGGCCGGGTGTGGGGTGTGCGGCGCTCATGACTTCACCTGCCGCAGCGAGAAGTTGACGTTCGCCAGCGCGTCGTGAAGCGGCTCGGTCACGAGCGAGCCATAGCCGGCTTCCTGATAGCTGGCGATCGCCTCCGCGATGGCCTTCGCTGCGAGGGCAGCTGCAAGCTGCGCCTTCAGCTCGGCAACGCTCTCGACGTTGACCTTTCGCGGGGCGCTCATGCCTCACCCCGCGCGCAGAGATTCAGTGCGTCGATGTCGCTATTGAGCGCACGAGCACGCTCGGCGAATTCCGCGGCCATCGGATGTGCCGACGCTTCGTCTTCCTCGTAGCTCTCGACCGCCGCATCAGCGAGGCCGGGGAGGTCGATGCTTCCAGCCTTGAGGGCCTTCAGTGCCAGCGGCACGCCCATGGCCTGCCACGTCGTGACGCCAGCGAGCTTGCAGCGATAGAACGCCTGGCGCCGGCGGCCGGTGGTGCGCATCCAGATCTCGACGCGCGCGGCGCGGGTTGCGACGAACGGAGCCGGGCGGCCGGCGGTCGCGTGGTTGGTTTGTGCGCGGGCCACGGCGTCAGCCCTCGATGCGCACGGTATCGAGCACCGGGCAACCGGTGATGCGGTGCGCGATGTCGGCCGCCTGTGTGGCGCTGGTGGCTTGGAATTGGACGAACGGCGCGGCGCCGGTGTCCGAGGGGTTCAGGTTGCCGTGGGCATCCCGTGGGGTGTAGTAGCAGCGATAGCGGCGAGTTGCCATGTCCATCTCCAAGTTGAGATGGACGGATTACAAATCAATTTGTAGATGTCGTCAACAAGTTGCTTTGTAGTTCTACAGATCAGTTTGTAGAAATGGTCTCCATTGCGGTCCAGTAGGCCTGCACCTGCCCTTGCGGCCGCAAGCGCACTAAGCCAGAAAAGATGGCTGTGTCATCTATGAACACGACCGCCCCGCGGCTAAAGATCATGCATTGGCCCGAGAGCACTCCAGCTGCCAGCGCTCGCGAGAAGGCTTCCTTGTCGCCCTGTACGGCAATCTTCGTGAGCTGCTCGTAGGCCTCCTTGCTCACGCAACCTGCCGAAGATGCACGACTGACGATGTGGGAGCCATCAGGCCGCGTGGCAGGCTTCGAGTTGGTCATCGCGGAGGTGGCCGGCGCCGAGGGCTTCGAGGGCGGGACTTGAGCAGTGCTGGCAGCAGGCTGCGCAATCTGCACTGGCTGACCGTCGAGTGACTTCGCTCCGGTCGCTCCCGCCGGACACGTATGCGTCAGGTTGAGGGTGATGGTGCGGCCGTTGGGCATGGTGCAGGCAACCTGCGCGCTTGCGCTCAGGCTGGCCGCAAGCATTCCAGTAATGGCCCAAGCCTTCATGCGCCCGCGTTCCGGGACTTGATCCGCCGCCGCGGAACAGGGTGCGCGATGTAGTAGACCCACGTCACGTCCGAGGGCTCGAAGAAGAGCACCTCTTGGCTGTTGTAGCTGCTGAAGCGGAAGCCATCGCGTCTAGAAACGAGCCGCTTGATCATTGTTTCTCCGGTGCGAAGTCGCACCAGCACGTCGTCTTCAAGCTCTGGCTCGGTGCCTGGCTCTACGAGCGCGAAGTGACCGGGGTTGTAAACCGGAATCATGCTAGGGCCATCGACGCGAACAAGAAATGCATGAGGGTCGGCACTCGCCACAAGCCCATATTCATCCGTCATGCCAACAGGATAGTCGCCGTCGGTCCACACCCGCTCCGGTAGACCTCCGGCACCCTTGCCGATCACCCATATGACCCGAAACCTAGTCGGGTCAACCTTGATGGCGTCCTCGGGAATGGCTGGCGCAAACATGCCGTCGTTGGTGGACTGCGTATCGTCCATCGCGCCCTCGCCGGTTGCTAGCCATCGCGAGCTGATGGCGAGCGCGCCTGCGAGCGCGACCGTGTGCTTACTGCCGGTAGCGCTGTTGCGCGGGTCCAGCAGATATTGGATGGCCTGTGGCTTAACCCCAACTGCTCGCGCCAACGTGCTTTGATTGCTTTGCCCTCTCTTCTCCATGGCAAAGCGCAGGCGCCCCGCATACGTTGCCACGTCGGGCGGATCGCTGTTTGGAGTGGAGGGCGCACGGTCGTTCACCGCCAAATGGTACAAACGGGTTTGTTGTTGGGGTTGCAAATTCATTTGTAGTCGATTACAAACAGGCTTGTATGAGCAAGCCAAAACAACCGAGCCCGGACGATGAGTCCTTCCGAGAGCGGACCCGTGAGGTGCTGCTACGCATTGCTTCGGTCATGGGTAGCCAAGCTGCTGCGGGCGCCGCGTGCGGAAAGACCCAGGGGCATTTTTCGCACTGGCTCAAAGTGGGATTGGTGCCTGCGGAGCATTGCCCTGCGTTAGAGGGGGCGACGAGGGCGAGGGGCTGCGTTGTGCACTGCGAGGCAATTCGGCCTGATGTGCCGTGGCGTCATGTCCGCGGCTGGCCTCCGGGTTGTGAGACATCGCAAGAGGGCGGTCCACGTGATTGACCGCCGGCGTTCGAAGCTTCGGTCTGCAGAGGTCAACATGCAGGGTAGCGCCGATCAATTCCCAGACATCAACACGTTCGACCGCATCCACGGCGCTGTCGCGATAGGTCGCGTTTCACGCCTATTGCTTAGCGCCGCAGGATTTGGGACAAACCGTCGCGATCCACCGCCCGATGCCGCCGGGGCATGCGTGACGGTCATACCGCGACCTTCCGCGGGTGGTCCTGGTGCATCGGTCGAGGTCCGTCTCCCGAAGCCGGCCTCCGAGGTCTTGGCTGCGTTCACGTTGGCAGCGTTGCTTGAGCGATGTCGAGCGGGATGTTCAAGACTCGAGAACAGAGCTGGTCCATGGCGGCACGCTCCCGCAGCGATTGCAGGCCATGCGCGGTGGCGCACCTGTTGGTCAGCTCGATCCACGCCGCGATGTTTTCACGCGTCAGCTCCGGCTCGACCTCCAGCAGCAACACGAGCTGCTGTAGGAAATCTTCAACTGCACCGATGCGCTCTTCGAGCGTGGGTGCCACGGTCGCCGCGTCCGAGGTGCGGCGGTCTTCTTCATCGGAGGTTTGCATGAAGGTGAATGTCTCAATTCCCGATGGCATTGCCTATGGCGCAGACGAAACCTTGCCCGCCAGAGTGCAGGGGCAGAGCGTTGCCGAGGTTGCCTACAACACGGTGTACGGCTTCAAGCATGGCATCGAGGTGCTCGCAAAGCGCATGAACATGAGCGCGAACACGCTCGCGCACAAGGTAAACCTGAAGAACAAGACGCACCACCTGTCGCTGCGCGAAGCCATCGACCTGCAGCGCGCGACGGGTAACTTCGCGCTGCTGCATGCGATGGCGGATGAGCTGGGCCACACGGCCACGCTCGCGACACCGGCGCAGGCCGAAGGCAATCCGGTCGAAACCATCATGCGTATGCACTGCGAGTTCGCCGACTTCACACGCGCCGTTTCAGACGCGGTAGGCGACGGCTCCCGGTTCGTGACAGGCAACGAGATGCGGCGTGCGGACTACCACGGGCAGGAGACCGTCGCATCGGTCGGGCACACCCTCGCGATGCTGCGTTCGCGCGTGCGGAAGGCACCGACGACGTGAGACATGGGTTCGCCAGACGGGGAGGGTGCACGGCCCCATGAGCATTCGGCTGATGTCGATGATTTTCGAACGCTACCCCGAGGGGGGCAGCGAGATGCTGCTCGCGCTCGCGATGGCTGACCACGCGAACGACGACGGCGCGCGCATCTGGCCGTCGCTCGACGAGTTGGCGCGCAAGACGCGGCAGAGCCGGCGCACGGTGCAGCGGCAGATTGCGAAGATGCTGGCCTCTGGCTGGCTGGAGCAGGTTCGCACGGCCACGGGTCGCCCTGGCGCGACGAACGAATACCGCGTTTGCCCGGCATGGGTCGCCGGCGCAGAGCTTCCGAAGACGGGTGTCAAAGTGACACCCGTCGAGGATTCACCCGAACGGGCGACGGGTGCCACATTGACACCCCTCGCGGGGGATGAACTTGTCCACACGGGTGACAAAGTGACACCCGTTCGGGAAGGGGAGAGGGGTGTCACCCGTGACGCGAGGGGTGTCACCGGTGACGCGAGGGGTGACACAGCTATGTCACCCGAATCTTCAGGAACCATCAAGAACCATACCCCCCTACCCCCCGATGGGGGGGCAGACGGGTTCGATGCCCTCTGGTCGATCTACCCGAACCACGACAACCGGGCGAAGGCAGAGCGGCGATACCGCCGGCTCGCGCCGAGCGCCGCGCTGCAGCAGGCCATGCGCTCGGCCATCGAGGCACAAAGGCTTGGCAAGAGGTGGACGAAGGACGGCGGAGAGTTCGTGCCCGAGTTCGCGACCTGGCTGCGTAATGAGCGTTGGCGCGACGAGCCGGCCGCTGCCGGCGTAACCGGCCGAGGATGGAACGAGACACGCGCAGGCATCGATGCGAAGGCTCGCGAGCTGGGCATCCCCGCATGGGACGAGGCAGCGTTCTCGCTGGGCAGGGGGCCGAGCTACCCCGCATTCACCGAGCGCGTGCGACGCGCAGCAGAAGCAAGGGAGGCCGCATGCGCTTGACGATGAACTTCGATAGCGGCCTCGCCAGCGTGCAGCGCCAGCTCGCCAAGCTGTCGAGCCAGCAGGCCAAGCAGGCATACGCCGAGGGCTTGAACGACGCTGGCTTTCGCGTGCGCCGCGAGTGGCAGCGCGAGATGGGCGACCAGTTCGACCGGCCCACCGCGTACATCCTCAAGAGCGTGTACGTGCGCAAGGCCACGCCCGAGCGGCTCAGCGCGGAGATCGAGCCGACGTACTTCGGCGGCAAGGGCGTGGACCCACAGAAGATTCTGCAGGCGCAGGAGTTCGGCGGCCCGCGGCGCGACAAGCGCAGCGAGATGGCACTGCGCCGCATCGGCATCCTCCCGGCCGGGCATCAGACGGCCATTCCCGCGACGCCCTTCCCGGGCAGTGATGACGGGCGAGGCAACGTGCGCGGCAGCTTCCTCGTGCGGCTGCTGTCGTACTTCCAGGCGCTGGGCGAGCAGGGCTATCGGGCCAACATGACGGACAGGAGCAAGGCCCGTCTGCACAGGGGCAGCAAGGGCCGCGAGGGCGTGCGCTTCTTCGTTGCGTACGGTCGTCTTCGCGGTGGCCCCACGCAGCATCTTGCGCCTGGCATCTGGGCTGCGACAGGCACGCAGGGCGGCATCGTGCGGCCCGTGCTCATGTTCGTGCGCAATGCAACGTACGAGGCACGCATCAGCAGAGAGCGTGTGGCCGACCGGGCGGATGTGCAGCCGTACATCGAGCGGCGCATCCGCTTCCGCATCCGGCAGATGGTGGGCGAATGAGGGGAGGGCACGTCATGTCAGCCGGTCGCGCGCGCCCTCGCCCCCGCACCAGCTTGGGGCAGACCGGGGCGTCGGGCGGGTCCTTCCGGGAAGCGCGCGATACGGGTAATTCGAACCGCGTGCTCCGGCTGTTCACCGAGCTTGCTAAGGGGGTTAAGTGAAGGTAGTTGAGGCTATGGGAGTCGGCATCACGCAGGCCGAGTTCGCGGCCATCATCGGCGTGAGCGAGGCGAAGGTCAGCCAACTGGTCGCCGAAGGCGTGATCGAGCGCGGCCAGACCGCGCACGCATGGCTGCTCGCCTACTGCGAGCGGCTGCGCGAGGTCGCTGCCGGTCGGGCCTCGGGTGAGCTGGGCGGACTCGACCTCGTTCAAGAGCGCGCCGCCCTGGCTCGCAGTCAGCGCGAGGCGCAGGAGATCAAGAATGCTGTGGCCCGCGGCGAGTTCGCGCCAATCGGTCTGCTCGCCGACGTGCTCGGCATGGCGTCGAGCGCAGTCGTTGATCGCTTCGAGCAACTGGAGGGCGCGCTGCGCAAGGCATGCCCGGATCTGCCGGACGAAGCGAAGGCCACGCTGCAGCAGGTGATCGCCAACGCGCGCAATGAATGGATTCGCTCCACCGAGAAGCTCGTCGCGTCGGAGTTGGACAGGATGAGTCGAGAGGCGGACGAAGACGAGGGCGGAGCAATCGAAGACGAAGCGGAGGCATCGACCTGATGGCCGCACACGTTTCGCGTGAAACATTCACGGCAGTGCTTCACGCCGTGACCCTCGGCCTCGGCAGTCTGCGCGCGGAGGTCTTCCAGACGCTCAGCGAATGGGCCGCCGATCACTTCAAGCTCGCTGGTGAAAGCTCGCACCAGAAGGGCGGCTGGATCGCCTGGTCGTTTCAAGTCGGCATCCTCGACTTCATGAGTGATGACCGCATCGAAGAGCTCGACGTGATGAAGTCGAAGCGCGTCGGCTACACGAAGATGATTACCGCCTTCGTGGCCTACAACATCGCGCACCGCCGTCGCAAACAGGCACTCTGGCAGCCGACAGACGACGATCGCGACAGCTACGTCAAGAGCGAGATCGACCCCATCCTCGATGCGCGCGACGGTGTGCCTTCCGTGCAGGCTGCTCGCCGCAAGGGTGGCGGCAACGACGACACCATCAAGATGAAGAAGTTTCGCGACAGCGTGCTTCATCTGCTGGGCGGCAAGGCGAAGCGCGCCTATCGCCGCATCACCGTGGCCATCTCGATCCTCGACGAGTGGTCGGCCTTTGACCAGACCATCGAGAAATCGGGCGACCCCGGCGGCTTGGCGAAGGGCCGTCTTGAGGGCGCCCCGTATCCGAAGTTCGTTGGCGGCTCCACGCCTGGCGTGAAGGGCCTGTGTCACGTCGAGCGCGCTGCCTTGAATGCGGCCGGCTTCGTTCGCTTCTACATCGACTGCAAGCATTGCGGCCTTGAGCACCCGCTTTCGTGGGGCGGCAAGGAAAAGCTCCACGGTTTCAAATGGGAGCGCGGCAACCCGGCCAGCGTGCGCCATGTCTGCCCGCACTGCCGCAAGCCCATTCGGCAGAGCGACTTTCTGCAAGGCGGCTTGCCGATGCCCGGCCGCTGGGTGTGCGAGAAGACCGGCAAGACCTTCGGGCCCGATCGCGTCTGGCGCGATGCCGCCGGCATGCCGACGCGCCCGCCACAAAGCCTCGGCCTGCATGTGTGGGCGGCTTACAGCCCCCAGCGCACCTGGGAAAGCATCGTCAAGGAATTCGAAGAAGCATGCGACGCGCTCGCACGCGGCGATGCCGGCCCCATGCAGCTCTTCGTCAATGAGACGCTTGGCGAAACATGGGAAGTCGTCGGCGAGCGCACCGATGAACACGCCCTGCAGTTGCGTGCCGAGCCCTATGCGCTCAGGACCGTGCCCGCCGGCGGCCTCGTGCTCACGGCCGGAGTGGACGTGCAGCGCGACCGCTGGGAGATCGACGTATGGGCATGGGGCCGCGGACTCGAGTCATGGCATGTCGAGCACCATGTGATCTACGGCAACCCCGCGTCTGAAGACGACTGGGCGCCGGTGACGGCCTACCTCTCCGGCCGCTATGTGCAGGCCTGGCACGGCGGCTCCTTGGGACTGAGCGCCATCTCCATCGATTCGAGCGACCAGACGCAGGCGGTCTACAACTGGGTGCGCAAGACGCAGCACCTGTTGCCCAAGCTGCGCGCCGTGAAGGGGCGAGGCGAAGACAACGTGCCCGTGCTCGGGCCGAGCAGCCCGCAGGAGGTGCGGTTCAACGGGAAGAAGATTCCAAACGGTATCAAGCTCTGGAATGTCGGCGTTGATACGGCGAAGGATCTGCTGCTCGGGCAGCTCGCCATCGAGCAGCCTGGCCCCGGCTTTATTCACTTCAGCTCGGAGTTGCCGCGCGAGTGGTTCGAGCAGCTCACGGCCGAGCAGCGCATCCTTGTGAAGGTCAACGGTAAGGAGGTCTTTCGCTGGGTGAAGCGCCGGCCGCGCAACGAGGTGCTTGACAACCGCAACTACGCGTTGCATGCGGCTTTTGGCCTCGGACTGCACAACCACAGCGACAAGCGCTGGGCCGACCTTGAAGCAGCGGTGCAGCCTTCACGCGATCTGTTCTCTTCGACACCGACCAGCGAAGGTGCGCAGGCGGCACCCCCGGCTAGGCACTCTCCGACAACCCCTCTCGTGCGATTGGCCCCTTTATCTGATGCGCACGGATCCGACGTTGATGTCTTCACTCCCATTGCTTTGTACTGAACATGACTGACGAGACTCCCCACGATCCCATGGCGATCATTGAAGAAGAGGCATGCGCGGTGGCGCGAGCCTTTGGTGTGGCTGCGGCCGAGGACGCTGCGGCATCGCTGATGGAGCGGCTCATCTTTCGGTTAGGTGGCGCACATCTGTATTTGCCTAAGCGCACGTTGAAGGAGCGCCAGAGGGTTCCGCGCGAGATCGTGCTGCGATTTAACGGACGTAACCTCTTTGAGCTTGCAAAGGAGTACGACGTGACACCGCGATATGTCAGAAGGATCCTCGCCGCGGGGCGGCAGCCCGGCAATGGTTCGAAGCCGTAGTTGGCGTTGCGACCTCGCATGTGTTGCGGGGAGATATCCGGAAGTGAGCGCCGAGATGCCCAGCCAACGACCGTTGGACATAGCGTTAAAAATACTGTACAAAAAAACAGTCCAATCGGATTCCTACCCATGCCGGCGCTGAAAATTAGGAAGAAACGAGTACGCCGCTCTATTCACGATGTGTTACAAACCTTGCGCTACGCATGTAAGTGGCGGCCGAGGAGGGTTGCGCACGTGAAGACCATTGAAATAGTCGCCCCCGCAGAGGACGTGGGGCGCGACACTGCGAGTCGGTTCGATATGCAGTATCAAGCCGCAGCCTACGCGGCGTTGCAGATTCTTGAAGGCAAGGGCATCGACTGCGTGTACTGCGACTATCAGGACGACTTTGTAGTGCGCCGAGTCGTCGATGGCAAAACCACCTATCACTTCTTTCAGGTCAAGACAAAAGCAAAGGGCAACCATCAGTGGAGTCTCTTGGAAGTTTTTGCTTTCAAGAAGAGCGGCCAACAAAAGGACAAAGAAAGCCTTGAGAAAATTCGAAAGAGTTTCGCAGGCAAGCTGCTACTTCACGGCATAGTCTTCGAAGAAGCGTGCAGCGAAGTGACGCTTCTGTCGAACGTGTATTTCAACGATGAAGTTGTAAATGCTGTCAGCGCGTTGCGCGGTAGGGCTCCCAAATGCAAAGCCTCGAAATTTCTAAGCGACAACTTCTCAGCGATTTTTGTTCTGGAGCCTGAGGCAACTGCTGAGGCGACATCAACTCTTCTCAGCAAGCTTTCGCTGCGTCCTTCGGTTGATTACATCGGAAAAGAACGCGACGTGTTCGCCAGGGCAGCTCGTTCGGCGATCTATGAATATAGCGAGATCGATCTCGACTTTCACGAGACCGAGGAGCTTGCGAACGGCCTCGTGGACCTCGTTTATCGCAAGTCAAGAGTTCCGCTCGAAAACATTAGCCCAAGTCAAATTGCTGACCACATCGGCGTGGGCCTAGATGATCTTCTGGGGGTTCTTAGCATCTCGCGTGCAGCGTACGAAGCCTTGCTTTCAGGCACCAGTTCGAAAGCGCTGAAGCAGGCTTCAGTAATACAGCGTTGGCTGCGCGGCGCTGGAGCAACCGAAAACATGGTTGAGTTTGCATCTAGACAGAAAGTCGCTTGGGACGAGTGGCTGCGGAACGCTCGCCACAACTACTCAGCAATGGATGTCGAGACGCTGCTGGTGTCGATTGATGCGCTCTATAGCAGGTGGCTCAAAGGTACGTCGGACTTCGCATCGCTCAACGATCTGCTGATTGAAATGGCTGCCACTGCAGAAGTGCAGAAGTTTGAAAGGCTGGACCGTGAGTTGTTGTTCGGTGCAGTTGGCTCAGTTGTGGTAAGGCGAAGCTCGAAATGAACTACGACGACTTCTTTCGCGAAGCCTCTAGGCTGCAGATTCGACCGCCCCAGACGCAGGAGGACCGTGCTTATCGGTCATCGCTAGACAACGAAGCCTTGTTTCAGCTGCCCCTGTTGGCGATGGTGATACTGACACTCGCCAAGGGAAACAGCAAACCACGATTTGGGGAGCTGGGGCAACTAGTCGGCGAATGCCTTGAGCGAACGGTTTCTGGGTTCCGCGACTCGTCTCAGGGCATTGGATGGTCAGCAAATTTGCGTATCCGAACCGTCAAGGCGCTCACTTTTCTAGAACGTGCGAACTTGGTCGCGGTGAACGTACGCGATGGGACCGTAGCACTTGAGCCTAGGGGGCGGACGATTATTTCGAGCGTCTTAGAGCAGGAAACTCCTTTGTCAAACGCGCTCATGATTGTTGAGAGAAGCTTTGACAATATCAGGGCGGAGCGCCGCATCCGTTCTGAAGTCGAATTCTAGGAGCACCATGAAACTGGTTTCGCTGAAGCTCATTGCGCGAGGAGAAAACGGGTTGGAGAGCCCGCAGTTAATTTTTGGCGGCCGCACAACGTCGCTGTACGCACCGAACGGGAGCGGTAAGACGCCTATCGTTCAGTCCATTCCGTTTTGCCTCGGCTTTGATGTTGTCTTTCAGAGTGACATTCGTGAAAAGTGCCAAGCCGCGATTCTCGCCTTCGAGCATGCTGGTCGTGCGTACACCGTACAACGAGACTTCACCGACCTGCATCTCATCACCCAAAGCGACGGTAGCTTGAAGGAATTTTTTTCTGAGGGCGACTTCTCGAAAGCCCTTTTTGAAGAGCTGGGCCTTAACGTGCCGACGCTTGTCAACACCAAACGTCAGCCGACAAGACCGTACGTATCGACCTTGCTGCCCATCTTTTACGTGAGACAGATTGGCGGCTACGATGAGCCGTATCGGGCGCCAGCGGCATTTATTGCGGACCAGTTTGTCGAGATGATTCGCTTCGCGTTTGGGCTCGGTCCGAAACGGTCATATACCGCGCAGCGGGATTTGTTAAATGCGCGTGACAAGCTCGAGTTGGATCAACGCCGCGTCGTGTTTCAGCAAAAGATCGTCACCGATCTATCTGCCACCGTTGACGATGCTCCGGCAACTCGAGACGTACTCAAGCTGCGAGCGGAAGTGCTCAATGACCAGATTCAGAACCTGCGTGAAACTGTAGATGTTGCGGGTGCGGCAAACGACGCTTTACTTGAGCTGCTGCAGGCGAAGGAGGAGCAGATTCGAAACTTGCGTCGCCAGCAATCGGATATGCGTGCTCGGGTCGCAGGGATCGCTTCCATTCGAGCCGAGATTGAAGGAGAGATTAAGACGCTATCGTTGAACGAGGAGTCGAAGCGCGTGTTCGAATCTTTCGTTGATATTTGCGCGCGCGAGGATTGTGGACTTTTCGTATCAAGCTCGGCCTCTTACGCCAAGAACCTGATGTACCTTAAAGATCAAATAAAGGATCTTGAGGCGAACGAAGATCGAGCGATGATCCAATTGGATTTCTTGGAAGCTAGGGTGCAAGAGGAGGAGGCTGAGCGTGCAAACATCGCATCAAAGATGCGACAGCAGAATGTGCCGGGCACTACAAGCCATCTTGTCTCGACAGCTCAGGCGCTCACGCGGGAGCTACTCGATGTAGAGCAGCGTCTCGTCACCATCGACCGTCTGACGGAAGAGCGACGGAAGTACATAAACTTCGAGGAAGAGCGGGCGAGGACTCAGGACCGGATTGCTACGCTATCCAATCACGGAAAGTCAGACCTCGAATTTAACAAGCTTCGACTTGCGGTGCGCGACCTAACGGTGAAGTGGATGGACATCATCAGGACGCCAAATGCGCCGCGCGATGTGGAGGTAGACCTTGACTTCAAGTTTCGCTTCGGTCGGCAACCGATCGAAGCCTTTAATGGCAGTACGCGGAGTCGCTTGATTCTTGCCATTCACGCCGCCATCTTCGAGCACTATCTTCAAGACCCCGACCGTCCTTTCCGGTTTTTGATCTTGGATACACCGAAGCAGCAGGAGCTAGCTAGTGACGACTTGGCAACTTACTTGCAGGCTCTGCAAGAAGTTTGCGGAAGGCTCGACGGCCAGTTGATCATCTCAGCAACCGAGTATCACCATCCAGTCGGTACGAATGATGTCGAGTGGTTGCCCACCTTCAGGGGCTCTCAGAGGCTCATGTATCTGGGAAGTCCCGCGCGTTCTCAAAGCTAAATTTTTTCCGGGGACTGTATGGGCAAGAGCATTCCTGTCGAGGTGCAAGGCAAGCTGTTCGCAAATAAGACGGCACTGACCTTGCATATGCGCGAACTCATCGGGAGGTACCGTGTGGGTGCTTGGCTCTCTCCAGAAGATACGGCCTTCTGTCTCGCGCTTTTTCGTTTTCATCCTGACGTGGAATCTAAGTTCGGGCCCGGTATAGATCGAATTGAAGTCAGGCTAGATGAGTATCGCAACAAGCACTTCCAGGTACATCGGAGAGACGGGACAAACGAAGACATCAGCTGGGTGTATTGCATTCGGCACGCTGCATAGATTCACTAGCCGGGCCACTTCGAACTGGAGTTATGCAGGCTACGCGGTATTGCCCGCGTAAGACGGGAGGAACTCTTTTTGTGAACTGTTCCCGCGGACCATTCCGCAATGACCTGTTGTCATTGCGTCCATGGGCATTTACCGCCACCTCACAGTTTCTGAACTTCAAGCCACCCGCACGCGCCTCATGGCGTCGCTGCAGGACCGGCTAGCCGCTCCCACCAGCGCCGCCCACAACGGGCGGTCTGTCCAGTACCAGCAGAACGTCGCCGAGATCCGCAAGGAAATCGCCGCCATAAGCGAAGAGCTTGACCGCCGCTCGGGCGGCAGCTCGCGTGGCCCCATCTACATAGTCTGAGATGGCGCGCCGCACCCGTCACCGCTATCCGTCCGCAGGCGCCAGCGCGCCTGCACGCCCTGGCGCAGCCATGGCCGCCCACGATGCAGCCTCGGGCACCGACCTGGCGATGCGCGACTGGAATCCTGTCGCCGGCAGTGCCGATGCCGACCTGCTGCCAGACCTCGACACGCTGACCGCTCGCTCGCGCGACCTCGGCCGCAACAACGGCCTGATGGCCGGCGGCATGCAGACCCTGCGCGACAACATCGTGGGCTCGGTGCTGCGCCTGAGCGCCACGCCCGATTACCGCCTGCTCGGCTGGACGCGCGAGCGGGCCCGCGAGTGGGGCAACGTCACCGAAGCCAAATTCCGCTCTTGGGCCGAAACGCCCGAGTGCGATGCCGCGCGCACGCAGAACCTGCTCGGCATGACCCTGCAGGCCCTCGGCGGCGCGATGCTCAACGGCGACGCACTGGCGTTGCCGCTGTGGCTGCCCCGTCCTGGCGCTCGCTGGAACACGCGGCTCATGATGGTCGAGTCCGACCGGCTGGCGACACCAGTCGGCATGGAGCACCGCGAGGACATCCGCAAGGGTATCGAGTTCGACAAGTGGGGCGCCCCGGTCGCGTACCACATCCTCAAGCGGCACCCGGGTGACGCCTTCGCGTTCGGCTTCTACGGCATGACGCGGGAGGCGCAGTTCATGGAGTGGGACCGCGTGCCCGCCTTCACTCCCTGGGGCCGTCGTCGCGTCATCCATCTGCACGACAAGGAACGCACCGGCCAGTCGCGCGGCAAGCCGGTCGTATCAGCCGTCATGCGCGAATTCCACATGGCCGGCAAGTACGCGGCCAACGAGCTGCAGGCGAGCCTCGCGAATTCGCTGGTCGCGGCGTTCCTCGAATCGGATCTCGATCCCGCGTCCGCTGCCGAGCTGTTCGGCGAGAACCCGCGCGATGCGTGGAATGCCTCGGTCGCGCAGACCCGCAACATCCGCCAGCTCAAGGGCGCCGCTGTCATCCCGCTGCCCGCAGGTGCACGTCTGTCGAGCTTCACGCCCGGGCGCCCGAACCAAGCCTTCGAGGCGTTCATGCTGGCGTCGCTGCGGCACATCGCGGCGGGCATGAACCTGCCTTACGAGCTGCTGCTGAAGGACTTCAGCAAGTCGAACTACAGCAGCGCACGGGCCGCGCTGCTCGAAGCCTGGCGCTACTTCCACGGGCGCCGCCGCTGGCTGTCGGACTACTGGCTGCGCGCCATCTATGAGCTGTGGCTCGAAGAGGCGATCAATGCCGGCGAGATCGAGGCGCCCGGCTTCTACGAGAACCGCTACGCCTACCTGCGTGCGCGCTTCATCTTCGGCGGTCGCGGCTGGGTCGATCCAGTCAAGGA